TCTACTTTTTCTTGAATATGATCATGTAAGAAGTCTAATTGGGCTTCCATTTTTACTTTTTCAGCTTCTTTTCCTATTTCCGCTAATTTAGTATCAATTGATTCTTTTTTAGGTTTTTTAGCTTTTTTATCTTCACCAGCTTTTTTCATAGATTCTTTTTTGTCTCCATCACCGTCAATATCCATAAAATCAGGTTTAGCAGATTCTGATGTAGTGTCGGAATAAGATACTGCGGTACCTTCATCTTCCATTTCATCCATAGGTAACTTTTTTTCCTCTTCTTTTTCTGCCATCATTTGTCTAATCATCTTTCCTGATTGAGCGGCTAGTGAATTTGGATTTCCTGAAGTTACTACTGTACCAAATGCTTCTAAAACTAATTTTTTAATATTTTCTTTTAAAGGTACCATAGAATCACCTCCATCTTTTAATTTTGAACTAAAACCACTACCACCATATGTTTCACCATCAGACTGTTGTTGTTTTCCTTCTTTATACCCTAAACCTTTAACTCCAAACTGTCCTTCTTTTACATAATGTAATGGGTCTTTAGCTAAGTTTTTAACTGCTAATTCCATTGCCTCATCTAATGATAGTTCTTTGTTATAGTTAATTTCTAGTTGAACACCACTTAATACTTCTTGAGCATTAACATTATTAATATTTTCTACTTTAGGATCGTAATCATAGTTATGAGAATCAATATTTTCAACGGCATCTGATACTTTATAAGAACCACCTAATTTATTGTCCATTTCGAACTTTAATTTAGGATCTGCTTTAATTTTTTCATCCTGTTCTTTAGAATTATATTTAACTTTATCTTCGTTATTAACAAGAGGTTCTAAAGTACCACCTTCAGCTAAGAAATTTTCAAATTTTGACCAAAATGGTTCTTTTATTGAAGATTCCATTTGTACTAATGGTTTTAATGATACTACTTGACCTAATTCCTCGTTGATTAATTCCTTTTCAACCTCAGGATTAAATTTTTTTGTAAGTTTGTTAAATAATTCGTTTGGTGTCTGTTTCATAGTTGTGTTATTGTAATAATGTTTCTATATCGTTAAAATAATCGTTTAGCATGTCTGTGCCTATTACAACAGAAAAACTTTTTGGATTATCTCTGTAATACTTTATTGTTTCTATTTTAGCTAATTTAATTGATTTTTTAATATCATCAAATCTAGCTTCTAATTTATCAAAAGCTTCTATACGTTCCTCATGGAATTTAGCTGCTTTATCTTCTTGTTCATTAATATTACGACTATACATATTAATAAAGTTTTTTAACTATCATTCCCGCTCCTTTTTGTACATAAGTACCATCTTTGTTTTTAGGAACTAGTTTGTATTTAAATTGGTTTGTATAAGCATTATTAGTAACACCTTCAGGACCGGCTTTTGGGCCAGGGCCTAAATCAGCACCATCCCCTAAAGTACCCTCACCCATAGTATAACCTAAAGAACTTACTACACCTGAGGGCATTTTCATTCTATATTTAGATGCTACTTTTTTTGCTTTGGGTACCTTTGCTAGTTTTTTTCTAACTACTGGTAGAGCTTTTTCTTTTACTACCTTATAGCCTAATTCTTTATAAGCTTCATCATCAGGTTTAGATCCTTTTTTTCTAAAAGCATATGGTGTATTATAGGCACCTGCAGCTCCTGACATAGATATTTCATCTACATCTTCTTCAAAAATAGCTTTTTTATAGTCTTCTGGGTAGTTATTTCTAACGTGGGTCCGAATTGTATTTCTTAGCTGTTTTGCTTGTTCATATATGTTTAAAAACTTTTTATCATCTTTAGCTTTTTGATATACACCTTTAGCAGTATTAGCTAATTCCATAGAATCTTCAACTAATTTAGTTAAATTAGGAACATAATCTATAGACCAGGATATAGCACCAGTATTAGGATCTTTATCTGTAACTACAGATTTAACCCCATTATCTACTTTTACATCGCCTACTTCTATTTCTTTAAGTTTATATTTGTGTACCATTTGCTATTTGTATTTCGTTTACTAATTGGTAATAACGTAACAAATCAACTAAATTGTTGTCTCCAACTTTATCTGTTTTCTTTAATTCTGTTAAAAATTTAGTTACTTCAGTAATTTTTACTTGAGTAGCTTTATCCTTAATATTTTTAGTTATTTTAGATAAGGTTGATTTTAATTCTACAATTTTTACATTATAAAAGTTTCTTAAGTCTGGGGTTGAATCTACAGAATTAATATACTCTTTAAGGACTTGTTTTTGACTATCTGTTAAAGTGTCATACTTATTATTAAATTTTTCTAATAATACTTTATAAGTTAAAGTTCTTATATCTTTATCGTATGTTGAAAATTCTTCAAGTACCGTTTGTTTAGAATCACTAGTAACTTCTTTTTTAGTTAAATGTTCTAATAAAGTTATCTTGTTATCCACTAATTGTGTGGGGTTAGAAATAAATGAAGAATTAACATTTTCTACTAGAGTATATAAAGCAGCTAGCTCCTTATAGTTTGTTATTTTAGAACCAAAAAAGGATTCTAAATTATAATGTTTTTTTATTTCATTAATTAAGTTATACTTTTGTTTTTTTAAAGACTTTCTATTAAATTTGGTTGACGCCTCTAATATAGTATCAATAACTAATGTAGCTCTACCTTCAGTTACTACTTTAGACTTAAGTATAGATTCATATAATTTATATTCTTTACCTAAAGAAGTATTTACAAAATATTCTTTTAAGATATCTATAGCGGGTGAATTACCCCCTTTAAGGGTATCAGCGGTAATTTGACGTACTAACAGTTCAAATAATATGCCTGTGTTTTTGTACTTTGAGTGTTTTATTTTCATCAAAAAATATATTTATTTATAAATATGTAGAGTATTTTACTTCTTTAATTGGTTTTCATCTAATAGTTTACTATCATCTTTATCTGACTTAAATACCAGATTCTTTTTATCTAAATCTTCAAATATTTGCTTATTTTTTAAGAATGATACTTTAGCACCTTCAAGGGCTAATGGGCTACCACCTTTAAAATTATTACGTATAGAATCAGAGCTATTTTTATCTTTATTTTTCATACCAGCAACTCCTAACCTATCTTTACCAAAATTAGAATCTTGTTTATTTCTACTAGTAATGGTGTCTTGTGGGCGACCTAATTTAGGATCATCTTCATTGTAACCATCAGGTACATTACCTGGGTCAGACATTGTTCTTCCGGCACCATATAATGAAGCTAAATCGTGTGGAGTTCCATATGATTTACCAGTTTCTACTGGGTCATTTCCTTCTGCTGCTATTTGTGCTATTCTAAATTTACGTTTAGCGTCTTCTCTAGTTAAGTCTCTATATTCATCATATTGGTCTTCACTGAAATGATAAACATTATCATATATCCAATCAGATGGAACTAGACCTTGCTCTAACATTGTACCTGCTAATTCGGTTTTAGATTTTAATAATTCAATTTTTTCTTGTTCTAGCACTATTGATGGGCTAGCCATCTGTAATGTAAAGTTGGTTAAGGTTTCATCTGTATACCCTTGAGTATATAAATGTACTAAAGCAATTTTATTTAATTCTGATATTATTATTCTTTGAAGTCTTTCAATAGTACGAGCAAATCTAATATCTTGTGCTGCTAATGTAGATTTTCCTTCAATATCTTCTTCATATCCTAAAAATGCTTTTGGTATTTTAAGTGCAGCAAATAGTTTACCTCTTAAATACTCAACATCTTGAATACCATCATACTGTAATCCAGGTGCAGTTTCAATTTTAGTTGTCTGGTCATTTCCACGAACTGGTATGTAGAAATCCTCCAACATATTTTGTTGGTTAAATTTTAAATTATATTCACCTGTTTTATTATCTTGGAAAGGTGTGCGTTTTAAATTACTAATAGTTTTCTGCATAAATGCATCTATTTCGTTTGGAGGAATAGAACCAACATTCATGTAAAAAATTCTTTTTTCAGGAGCACGAGCAATTCTATGAATTAACATCGCATCTTCCATTAAAACATATTGTTTGTATAACTTACGTGCGGGTTCAATATAAGATCTACCATATGGTAAATAATTAACATCAGATATTAATCTGAAGTGAGCCATCTCATAATTATCAAAGAATATCCCATTTTCATTAGCTAAATTTCCAGCAGTAGAACCAGGAACTGGGTACATACCTGAACTTATATTATCCATCCCATCCATAGCATATCTATATCTAATAGCTGATGGGTTATTTGGGTCATATCCTTCTTGTCTTTCAATATGGTACGCAGTATAAGGTATTACGTTATAAACACCAAATTTTTCTGCTATATCTAATTTTAAGAAAAAATCACCATATTTACACATTTGACGTATCCACATCCAAAGATTAAATTCTACATTTAATACATCATAAAATAAATTATATAATATTTTTTGTACGTCTTCGTTAGCGCTTCTAATTTGAAGCACTTCACCCATATCATTTTTTAATGTTGATTCATCAGCTAAAATATCTAAAGCAGAAGCAATAATAGCATCATTGTCCATTACATCATACTCTGAATATAATTGAGGTCTTAAATATTGATAGTTTATATTGAATTGAGCCCCATATAAAGATGTAGGACTTGTTGAAAATATTCTATTATATCTATCCATTAATGAATTAGTTTCTAATTCACCTGTAGATTGTATTTTACCACTATCTATTACTTTAATTTGATCGCCACCAACATTCCTGATAATTACATCAGTTGAAAATAGTCTTTTTAATCTTGTAAATACGCTTTTGTCAGCCATAATTTGTTATTATTGTTATAAATATTACCTAAAGGAGCCATCTAATATCCTCTTTACTTCCCCCTATGTCTTGATGGTATGGGTTATCTGATCCTTGTGAGAAACCATATCCTCCTTGATACTCTGTTCTATTTACTTTCATACTACCTAATGCATTTTTGGTAGCTTGTAACCCTTGTTGTCTTAATTTTAAAGCCGTATCTCTAATATACATAGCAATACCAAAAGACATTACTAAATCATCATTATACCCACTTTGAGCCTCTGCTCTGTTATTTCTCCAAATAAAAGTTTTCATTTCTTCTATCAATCTTTTTGATTGAATTGTTACACCTTTATCTCCAACGTACTCTTGAAATTTACCTATTACCATAGGTCTTGTTCTAGAAGACATTGTAAAACCAGCTACCATTTTTGAATGGTCTTGATATTTGTCAAAATACGAATTAGATGTTGAGGAATCACCCTTTTGTGAATAATAAAGGTTAGGGTATTGTCTATCTAATGCTACTTGAATAGTTGCCCACCCTATATTAGCATTTTCTATTACTAACATGGCTTCATTATATTCAGTAGCTAAACCTACTAATAAATGACCATACTCCTTAGTTCCAAGTTGACCTTTATATTCAGCAACTTGTACATTGTTAGCTACATCAATTACATGACATGCTGAGTAATCTTTTCCATCACCACGTGCGACATCTGCTACTACAACATAATCCCGAGTGTAGTCTGGAGATTCCCATACCCATAGATTTTGGTCTGCTCCTCTCCTTTCCATAGGATCTTTTATATATGTTTTTTCGTAAAAGTCTATTAATTCAGGATAAAAAACGATATCACCTGAAGTGCTAAAATCGCAATCACATTCTTGTGCAGCCATTCTAGGATCTCCTAACAATTCATCTTGTGTGTCTCGCCATTTTTGGTCTCTTTCAGGATGAACATACCAAGGGAGTTTTATAGGTAAAAATTGGTTTTCTCTATTTTCTGCTCTAACCCATGTTTGATGGAACCAATTACCTGTACCATAAGGTGTACTTAATGCTATACAACCACCACCTGTTGCTAGTGTTTGTTGAGCTGATGCCCAAATTTCTCCAATGTTATCAATAAAAGCAGCTTCATCAATTAACAATAAAGATACTGCTTCTGATCTACCTGCATCACTTGAAGCAGATGTTGCTTTTATTTGTGAACCATTTGCTAATCGTAGAGTTAATTTATTGTTTTCAGGAGCATCAATTTTAAGCCATGAAGGTAAATTTTCATACATGAATTTTACCTTTGTAACCATATTTTTGGCTGTTTCTTGCTTAGTTGCAATACAAAGTATATTTTTATCTTTATGAAAGATCATTAACCATAAAGAATAACCCGCACCTAGGGTTGATATACCTAACTGTCTAGATTTTAATACTACACTATATGGGTTTTCTTGAAATAACGTTAATACCTTTTCTTGAAATGGGTACAGGTTAAACTGTATGCGACCACGTTGTGGGTGCTGTATATAACAGTATTTACGCATAAAGTGTACTGGGTCTTGAGCACATTTTAAGTATTCTTGGCGTATTACTTTTTTTAAATCAGACATACTATTTTACTAAAAGTAC